CGCCTGGCCGGCCCGGGCCCCGGTGACGGCCGGGTCGGCGCCAGAAATGCCGAGCGCCGTCGGGTCGCCGGGCGTCATAGGCGCGCGCCGGCGCGGGTGAGCTTGGTGAGGAGGGCGTCGCCGACCGTCCGCGCGAGTTGGTCGAGGGCTTGCGGGTTATTGACGATCGGATAGTTCATGACGATCGCGCCGGCCTGGACCACGACGCCGCCGGCGCTGGGCAGAATCGATCCGCTGGCCCCGGGGACGAAGAGTTCCGGCCCCCGTTCCCCGACCAGGTAGGACGAACCCGCCGACACGGGGCCCCCCGCGGCCCGCGGCTGAATCGCGCCGGTCGACGGATCGACAAAAAAGCTTTGCCCCAGCGTCCCCCGGGGCACGGACCCCGGGGCGCCATAGGCGTAGGTGATCCAGTCCTGCGTGAGCGCCCGCTGGGCCGACAGCATGTCCGCGTAGCTCGTCCCCGCCGCCTCGAAGGTGCCCGTCAAGGTCGTGACCGCCCCGTCGATCTGCTGCACATCGGTCACGGTCTGCTGCGCCGTCGTGCTCGCCGCGATCATGGCCTGCTCTTCGGCGTCGTGCATTTTCCAAAACGCGGCCTCCGCGTCGCTGCGCGCTTTGACTTCGGCCATCACGTTGGCGTCCAGGCTCTTGGCCAGCGCCGTCGCCTGGGCGTCGATCTGGAACATGCCCTTCGACACGCCCTCCAGGGCCATCGCATGTTCCTGAGCGGCCATCGTCTGCGCGCTGATCGCGCCCGTCTGGCGATCCCAGACGCCCGTGGCCTCCGCCTGCGCCGTCGTCACGGCGGCGACCTGGCCTTTCGTCGCCTCGAGCTGCGTAATGAGCCCGTCGAGCTTCCCGCGGAAGCCCTGCAGGGTACTGCTCAGGGCCTGACTGGTCGAATCCGTCTCGGCCATGTGGTCCCGCAAGCCCTGCGCCGCGCCGCCGGCCCATTCGAGGGCCTCGCCGGCTTCGCGGACCCGTTGTTTCGCCGCTTCGCCGCCGAGCAGCGCGATCGGCGTTTGCGTCGCGATCTCGATCTTCTGCAGCAGCTCGTAGAAGTGCACCAGCCCGAGACTCACCGAGTCGGTCAGCATGCGCGCGTCGCGGAGTTCCTTCTGGAACAGGTCGATCCCTTCGACGGCCAGGCTGAACCCCTTCGCGACGAGGATCACGGCCTCGGACACGAGGCGATTCGCGGTCGCGTTCTGATTGAGTTCGCCGGTATTCGTCGTGAGGAGGCTGTTGATCCCCGCCAGGGCGGTCTTGACCGTTTCGTTTTCGGTGATCGTGCGGCCGACCGACTCGAGCAGATTGTCCCAGGCGTTCGCCGTCTGGTCGAGCGCGCCCGCGTAGGTGCCGGCCATCAACGTCGCCTGGTCGCCGAACTTGCTCGTGATCGTGTCGAGCACGGTCGTAAAGCTGGCGGTCTGGCCTTTCGTCGTCTCGATCTGGACCCCCGCCTTCTGCAGCGACGTCGTCTGGCCTTCGGCCGCTTTCGCGACCATCGTCGCCGCGGAGGCGAGATCGACCCCGAGCCCCGCGGCGAGATCCGTCGTCGCCTTCAGCGCCCGTTCCATGTCGCGCGGCATGACGCCGCCGATCTGGACGAGGATCTTCTCCGCCGCGACCACGGCATCATCGGAATACCGCGTCGTGAGTTGCAGCGCCGTCGCGTACTCCTGATAGGCCGCGATGACGGACGGGACGGCCGTGCCTTGCGCGCGCAGGGCGCCCTCGAGGCCCGTCTGCGCCTGCTCCGCATCGGAGGCCGACGTGATCGATTCCTTGACGACATCGACCAGCGCCGTAAAGGCGGCGGTGACCGCGCCGATGATGGCTTCGGCCGACACGTACGCCGCGACCATCTCCCCCATGGACACGCTGGCGCCTTGGTTCGCGTGCGCGACCTCGTCCGTCGCGTCGGCGAGTTCGTGCATCTGCTCCGGCGCGTCTTTGTCGAGAATCTGGGCGAGTTCGTCCGCCGTCGACCCGGCGACCCCGGCCATGTCGCGGAGCTTTGATTTCGCGAGATCGACGGCGTCGTAAAAGGCGGAGAAATCGGCGTCGAAGGTGCCGGTGAGGGCCATGGCTCAGTCTCGCTCGCGGCGGCGACTCTCGGCGTTCAAGGTCTCGATCAACACGGCATAGACCTCATGCGGGAGGGCCAGCAGCTCGTCATACGTCCACCCCATGACCCGGCAGACGCGGAGATCGCTCACGATCCCGTCGCGCCAACCGTCCTTTTTTTTTCGTCGTCGAGGAGCGCCCGCTCGCGATCGGCATGGGCCTGGATGGCGTCGTGGATTTCGCGGAAACTCTCCGGATCGAGCGCGAGCAGCGCGGCTTCGACTAGCGAGGCCGGCTGGTCCCGATTCGGGACCCCCGCGCCGCTCTCATCACAGAGCGACCAGTCGAGCAGATAGGCGACCATGGAGGCGAGCCCCGTCGCCTCCGGATCGATCTGGGTTTTCTCGCCCAGCTCCATCCGCTTGACGATCCGCGCGAAGGCGTGGCGTTGCTCGCCGGCGGTCAGCCGTTTCTTAACGAGCAGCCAGTCACCCTGACTGAGATCCAGCTTGACCGTTTCCGGCCGGACGAATCGGGACATGCGACGACGTCTCCTTCGGGCCGAGCACGGCCGTGACCGCGCCATTGGTGATCGTCAGGGAGCGGACCGGCCAGCGCCAGCTCCCGTGCGGCCGGGGAATGACGAGCGTCAGCGGCGCTTGCCGGGCCGCGACGACGGCACACGTCTCGACGGCGCCCTCAAAGATCCACGGGCCGGGCGCGGGCGGCGGCGCGACCTGCACCGTCCAGGCGCCCACCGTGACGGCGACCTGATACCCCCAACAAATCCGGGCGCCGTCGCCGCGCAGGCTCAGCGTATTCACGCATGAATCCCGGCGACCCAGGCCGTGCCGCTCCAGTTCGCCGCGCTCGCATCGGCGAGCGTGACGTACTGCCCCTGGGTCCACGCCGTGTTGGGACTCGCCGTGATGCCCGTCATGGCGGCCAGGTTGGCCGGCGCATCCGCGCCCGCCGGCGTGAACGTGCCCGGCGCGCCCGCCGTGGCGCCCGTCGCCGTGACGACCGTCCACGTCCGCGTCCACGGCCCGGCGGCGACCCAGTTGCCCGAGACCGTGATCGAGCTGTTGGCGGGGCACGAGATACTGGCGTCGACGTACGCCTGGCCGGACCAGTGCTTGCCCGTCACCGTCGAGACGGGGATGAGATCGAGCAAGACCGGGACGCCGCCTTCGGCGGCCGCGAAGAGATCCGGCTCGAGGTCATCAAACTGGCCGGCGAGCGTGCCTTTGACGTCGGGCAGGCCCGACACGTACTGCTTGTTCGTGTCGCCGAAACAGGTGACGTCGGCCTTATCCGTGGCGGCGTCATACGTCCAACTATTGAGGCTCAGGACGACCGTGCCGCCGAGTTTGACCGAGCCCTTTTTGCCGTGATAGCGCATACCGTTCTCCCTCGGTTACGTGAGCCGTGAAACGTCCAGCGAATAATGCCCGCCCCAATGTTGCACAAACTGATCGATGTTGCCCGGGTTCGGTTCCGGCCAGCGCAGACTCTGTTCTTCCCGCACGGGCCGCTGCAACGCATAGCCGGCGATCGTGAGCGTCTCGTTGCCGTCCAGCACGGTTCGGATCCGCAGGGCGGCCTCGCGGGCCGCGGTCGCATCCGTGTCGGGGAGCACGGCCGTCACGACGTACGTAAAGGTCTCGTCCCCGGCGGGCGCGAAGAGATTCGCATTCACGACGTGATCGAACCGATCGACAATCACGCACGCCGCGGCGCCCGGCCGGGCGACGCCATAGAACACGCCGTCGGGACAGCGCGCCATCAAGGCACTATCCGCCCGCAAGGCGGCCATCACGGCCGCATCCACCGCGCCCGCATCACTGGCCACGGACTTTCAGCCCTTCCGCTTCGACGACCGGGATCAGATCGTCGAGCAGCGCGCGGCGGTCGCGCATCACTTCCGGCACGAACACCTTCGCGGCCGGCATCCGGCCGCGGGCGTACCCGAGCGACGTGTGCCGAAACACGGTCCCGTACTCGTACCAGATCGCCTGCGGCGCATCGTTGATCAGCCGGACCTTGATGCCGGCCGGCGTCTCGACGGTCTCCTGGTGCAGACTGTCCCGCAGCTCGCCCGACACGACGGGATACGCCGCGCGGATCGTCGCTTCCGCCTGGTCCGCCGTGGCCCGCACCAACGGCGCCGCCTGGTCGCGCAAGGTCGTCGGGAGCGCCGTCAGGGCGTCCAGCTCCTCGTCGAGGCCGTCAATCCGCAAGGTCGCCGGCATCACGCCCCCGTCGCGACCTGATAGTGATGGAGGATCTCGGCCGCGCTCAGCGCGCGCGGATAGAGCGCGACGTCATCCAGCGACCCGGGGAAATAGTAGCCGTTGCTCTTGATGTCGTAGCCGATGCCGACCGGATGGGACGTCACCCCCCGCGCTAACGACGGATTCGTGTTATCCAACACGCCATCCAGATAGACCCAACCGCTGGTGCCATCCGACACGAACACGACATGGTGCCAGTGCCCATCCGTGACCGACCGGTTACTAATCAGCGCGGCCGGGGCGCAGTACACGTACACCTTGTTGTCACTGACCGCGACGAAGACGGCTGCTTCGGGCGTCAGGTCCCGATTCGTGACGATGACCCGAAAATTTTGGTCATCGACATTAGCGCACGTGATCCACGCTTCGACGGAACAGGTCAGCGGCGCGGTGACGGGGACCGGCGTCGTGACAATCTTGCCGGTCGTCCCGTCGAACGTCATCGCCGGGCCGCTGCCCCCAACCGCCCCCGGCTGATTCAGCGTGACGCCGCCGCCGATCGTGCCGTGGGCGTACCCGACGCTATCGATCGCGATCGTCCCCCCGAGGTCGCCGAGCCGCCAGTAATGGGTCGCGCCATCCTGGACGACCAGGTCGTGGTAGGCCAGGGTCGTCGGCGGCGGCGGCGCGACGGCCGGCGCGCCGAGCTGTTCATGCGCGATCACTTCGTGCTCGATCTGGCGCTCCTCGAGGTCGTGCACGCTTTCGACGTCAAACACCCGATCGCCAAACTGGATCCGCGCCGCGCGGGTGAGCTGCGCGTGATAGCGCCCGCGGAGCACATGCGTCGCCGTCGTGGACAGGACGCCGCCGCTGAGGCGCTGCAGATCCCGCAAGCTGGCCGCCTGGATCGCGCAGTGCCAGGTCGCCGGCGTGAGGGGGACCCAGGTCTCGCCCCAGCCGCCGTCGGGATCCGGCGTGGGCGGCCCCGGTTGGACCAGCGAGACGAGATGCCGATAGTGGCCGACAGGCGTCGTCATGCGATCGCCTGGTCCCGATACCGAATGACGAGGTTACTGATCACCCGCCAGACCGTGTCCGGATCCGTGGCCGACGGTTCGTCGCCGCGCTCCGCGTCGTACAGGTACCGGAGCAGGACGAGCATGGCCGCCTGGACCGGCGCCGGCAGCGTCGCGGTCGTCCACGGCCACTCGGGTCGGACCTCTCCGGTCCGCGCCGGCTTGAGATAATCGAGGATCGCCGCTTCGGCCTGGTCGAGTTTCAACTGCACATCCACGTCGTGATCCGTATCCGTGATCCGGAGATGCCCTTTCGCGACGGCGAGCGTGATCAGGCCGGCCATGGTCACGCCTTCCCGTCGCGCCCGTCACGCCCGCGCTTGACCATCAATTGCCAGCCCGTGGCGCCCTCGCCCGGTTTCCCCGGCGGGCACGCCTTGCAGATCCACGTCGAGCCGCCCCAATTCACCAGGTCGCCGGGCTCATAGGTCGCGTTGGCGACATAGGTCCCTTGCCACACGGGGAGCCCCGTCAGGACGATCGGGATCGTCTTGGCGGCCGTGCCGGTCGTGAACGTGAGCGCGAGCGTGCGATCGCCCTGGTAGGTGGCGCTCAACTGATCGAACCCGAGCCCGTCCGCGCCGTGGGCCCCATCGGCCCCGGCGGCCCCGTCTCGGCCATCCCGGCCAGGCGGACCGGGGACGAGCGGCCGGGCTTCGAGCGCCGCCAGCGTGCCCTCGAGCCGGGCCAGATCGGCGCGGACGGGCGCGAGGGCGGCCTTGATCGTCGTGACCACAATCTCCGCGAGCGCCTCAGGCGACATAGAGTCCTTCCCGATACGCCGCCGTCCGGATCGCCGTCAACGTCGCGAGCATCTCATCCGGCTCAGGGGGAACTGGCGCCGGCGGGGGCGGCGTGGCGGGTCCGGACGGCGGCGGCGCGGTATCCCGGGCGGCCAGGGCCTCGAGCGAGTAGTACTGCTGCTGTAGGTACGGGGAGTCGCCGCCCGGCACGGGGCCGACGGCGAAGTACTTTTTCCGCGCTTCATTGGGCGACAACGCGCCGGCGCTGATGGCCTCATGCGCCGCCTTCGTCCGCGTCGCCGTATCCATCCAAATCAAATCATCGATATCAAATTCGGTGCCGTAGGGGGTGATGAGTTCCAGCCCCTCGTCGAGCGAGACCTCGAGCGCGGTAATCAAACTCTGCAGACACTGCGAGTAGTACTGCTGGACCAGGGGCTCGACGTTCGCGTAGGGCGGCGGCGGCCCAATCTGGACCATGTAGGGCGGGACGTGATACGCGGAACAAATGGTCTCCGCGGTCCACTTCAATTGGTCGATGAGCTGCGCGTCGACGGCCGAGATCGTCATCGGTTCGTACTTCAGCCCATCGCCGAGCACCGCGACCTTGCCGACGTTTTGCCCGCTGAAGTTGGTTTCCCAGTACGCCTTGAGGCGCGCGGCGTTCTCGTCACTGATGGCGCCCGGCGCGATCAGCGTGCCGCCGGGGCGCGAGCCGGTCGCGAAAAACAGATTCGAGCTGGACTGGATCGTGAGCCCCTGCTGCGCGGAGATCCCGCAGGCATAGAGCGGCGTCACCCCGACCAACGGGTGAAAGAGCGCGACCATCAGGTCGTGAATGATTTCGCTCGCCGGGACGGTGACCTCGCCCACGCCGGTGAGATCGTCCCGACTGAGTTGGTAATAGATGCTGCCGTCGGTCGCGAGGAGCGGCGTCACGCGGGTCGGGTCGAGGATGTACAGCGCCTTCACGACGCCCCGCTGGTCGCGCTCCTTCAAGACAAACGTATTGCCGTGGACGAGTTTCGACGTCATCCACTGCTCGACAAATTTCCCGGTCGTCTGGTAGCGGTTCGGTTTCCGCAGGACGGGCGAGTACGCGGGGTTCGTCGTCTCGGTCCAGATGCCGGCACCGTCCTGCTGGACCAGGCGGAGCCGGAGCTTCCCGATGTCCGCGCTGATGAGCGTGACGCAGGCGAACACGGCGTAGTAACTGAGCGCCGTTTCCTGTGAGATCTGGACGTTCTGTTGCCAGGCGCCCGTATACGGTTCCCGGACGACCGGGATCCAGCCGCCGCTCCCGCGAGACGCCGCCCCAGAAGGCACGGAGGTCAGCGTCTCGCGGAGCGTGCGCGTGCGGGCAATCGTCAGGCCGAGAAACTCCATGCGATCCGGCGCCGCTAGCCTTGCTTGCCGCGCGCCGCGCCGCCGTTCTCGGCCGCCAGGCCCGTCGTCCCGGTCGGGGCCGGCCAGGCCGTCGCGGTGAGGTATTTCACGGCGTTGGCGTTCGCTTTCGCCCAGTTGCAGAACCGCTCAGCGCGCAGGCCGACCGAGTTCGTTTGCCAGAGGGAGACATAGACGGTCGTCGCATCGGCCGGCGACATGGGCGCGCTGTCCATCTGTAGCGACGCTTCCTGCGACGCATCGATTTCGATGCCGCCATCGGCATACAGCACCAGCGAGGGCTGCAGCGCGATTACATTCGTGCCCGCCGCTTGACTCGTGATGAAGGTCAACCCCTTATAGGTGCCGCCATTGACCGTGACGCCGGGATACTGCGGCGACCCGTCGAGGTTGCTCCGGAACGACAGCGCGAGCGCGTTCGCCGCCGACATGATGAACGTCACGCCGTCGACCGCGATGTTGTTCGTCGCGAAGTGCGCGATCAACCCCATGATGTCCGCCATCGGGTTGGTTGTCGCGGCGGCGGTCGGGGCCCCGTTCGTGATACTCGCGGGATTGACCCCCGCGACCGCGGCCACCGCCGGATCGATGAACTGCGCGTCCAGGAACTGCGCAATGCCCGCGATCATGTCTTTCCGGACGAGATCTTCCGCGCTCGGTTCGGAGAGCATGATCAGCTCTTTGGTGAGCACGATGATGCCCGCCGCCTTGGCCACGCCGAGCGAGGTCGAGGCAAACGCGAGTTTGGTCACCGGCTTGGGTTTCGCCTCACCGACCCATCCGTAGGTCCCGCCCGCGCTTTGACTGGGGACCTTCGTATTGAAGGGCACCATCCGCAGGCCGGGCACCTTGCCGAGGATCGTCGCGGGCCGCAGCAGCTCGATGAAGTCCTTGGCGATGCCTTGCGTCACCAACGGCCCTGCCCAGGTCGCGTCGGTGGAGGTGCCGGGGCCGACGGCCGCCTTCAAATACAACGACACTTCCGGCGTCGAGTCGTCCCACCGCTTCGCCGCATAGTCGACGGCGTCGCGGATCTGTCCCGTGCGCTCGAGCAGGCGCGCGCACGCGGCCCGCACGAAGGCGGTGCCCGGCGGCACGTTCGGCTTCACCGAGACGACGGGGTTGTTCCGGTTCGTCGCGAACGTCCGCGCATCCTGCACCGACGCCATCGAGGTCGGGATCGCGGTCGCGGTCGTGACCTGGAGCCGCTCCAGCTCGCGGAACCGCGTCAGGTGATCGTCGGTGCTCTTCACGTCGCGGCTGAGGCTTTCGTACTCGTCCGCCTGCGACGCATCGAGCGTGACGCCGGCCTCGCTGGCGGTGGTCATCAAGGCGACCATCCGCGCGGCCTTCGCGGCACGGCTGGCTTCAAACGCACTGATCTGTTCGGTAATCGTGGCCATAGGGATCCGGACCTTTGCCCGGTCGTACTGGGACGTGTCCGTGACGCCGGACGAGTGAGGGCCAGACGCGGCCAGGGATTTGACGCTGAGGATCGACGCCTGCACGTTCGCCGGAATCGTCACTAAGCTGAGTTCGAGAATTTCGCTCTGGAGGATCTCGAGGATCCCGTCCCGCGCGCGATCGGCGGTCTTGAGCACGCGCAGCCCGATCGAGACGCCCGTGATCAGGCCGGCTTTGATGGACTGCCAGGCTTCGTCGATCCGATCCTTCAGCGGGCCCGGGTCCGTCAGGACCGGCATCGAGGCTTCGAACGCAATCCCGGCCGCGGTCGCGGGGAACAGCGTCACGCGCCCGATGGGGCGCTGCTGGTCGTGATGAAAGAGGAGCGGCAGGGGATTCCGAAACGAGACCCCCGCCGGATCGACGCGCTGGCCTTGACGGTCCAGCTCCGGGGTGGTCGCCAGGCCGGAAAACGTCCGCCGCTCGAGGTCGAGCCCTTTGACGACAAACAGCGCATACGCGCGATCGGACACGGTGGGCGTTATTACGCGGCAGGCGCCTCGTCTGTGTCCAGATTTGTCCGACAATTCCGGCTTAGCGGGATCCCGGCGGCCGTCCATCCAGGGCCGCTTGCAGGACCCGGCGCATCCACGCCGCCAGACTCACGCGGTCCGCACGCGCCTGCGCATAGCTCGCGTCGTATTGTTTCGCGGTCAGCCGGAGATCCACTTTGGCGTCGAGGCGCGGGCGGTCTTTCCGTTCCTGCATCACAACCTCCTATGGGGGCCCGCCAAAGACGTACAGCTGATACGACGGGGGCCGCGTCTGGCCGTGTCGGTCCATGGCCTCGACGGCCATGATGAGAGCGACCACGCCGTCGATCCGTTCCGTGGAGACCTGTTTGGACGGCTTGAGATTCCCGGCCGCATCCGTTTCGACGGCGACATTCCCGACATTCCAGCGCAAGACGGGATGCCCGTCCTGCCGGAGCGTTTTCGCGAGGATACTTTTCTCGAGCGATTTGGTCGGGGCCGAGAGGGCCGCAAACCCCTGGCGGACCGCGACACAGGTCAGCCCGTCCTGTTGCTCGAGACGCCCCACCAGGTCCGTCGCATTCCACGGGTCATACGCGACGATGCGCACGTCATACATCGCGGCCCACGTCTGCAGCTCGCGCCGGACGGTGTCGTAATCCACGACCGCGCCCGGCGTGGCGACCAGCCACCCTTCGCGCGCCCATTGGTCATACGGCACCCGGTCGCGCGTGGCCCGCGCCTGGATACTCTCGGCCGGGACGAAAAAGCGGGCGACCACGTCGAAGCCGGTGTCATCCGGAAAGACACCGACCAGCGCCGTCAGATCCTTCGTCGAGCTGAGGTCGAGCCCCACGTAACACGGCCGGCCCCGGAGCGCGGCGGGATCGCGCGCGCCGGCGCACGCATCCCAGGCGGCGAGCGCGAGCCAGCGCGCGGCCTGTTCGGTCCATTGGTTGAGATACAGCCGGCGGAAGCTATTTTCCTGCGCGGGGATTTCCTGCGCGCGCGCCGCGGCGATCTGCATTTCCTCGAGACTGCGGAAATCGCCCAGCGCCGGATTGGCCTGCCGCCAGACGCGCTCGCGGGTCCAGTCCGCGTCGGGCGGCGCTTCGTAAATCACCGGCAAAAAGGTCGGATCGAGCGCCGGCGTCTCGCGGACCTTTTTCGCGTGCGCGTACAGCTCCCAGAGAATCGAATGGCGATCGTAGCCCGCCGTCGAGATCGCCATCATCAACGGTTGCCGGCGCGCGCCCTGGCTCGTCGCGAGCACGTCCCACAGTTCGCGATTGGGCGCCGCGTGCAGCTCGTCGTAAATCACGGCCGAGGCGTTGAACCCGTGTTTGCTATACGCCTCCGCGGAAATCGCGCGGCAGAAACTGCGGCTGGCCCGGTGCACGATCCGTTTATGGGATTCGATGATGTCGCAGACCGCCTCGAGATCGGGATCATTCCGAATCATGCCGACCATGGCGCCAAACACCAGCCCGGCCTGGTCGCGATCCGCGGCCGCGAGATAGATCTCCCCGCCGATCTCCCCATCGAACAACAGCATGTAGATCGCAATCGCCGCGGCCAGCTCCGTCTTGCCGTTCTTCCGCGGGAGCATGAGCAGGCACGTGCGGATCTGGCGCAGGCCATCGCGGCGCGTGTGGAAGAGCGCCTGCAGGATCCGCTCTTGCCAGGGCCGGAGATTGAAGGGGGCGCCGGCCCAGGGCGTGCGCGTATGCGTCAGCTGATTGATGATCCGGACCGCGCGATCGCCGCCGGCGTTCACTGTGCGCTCGCACGGACGGGGGAGGGCTGGTCAGACATGGTCATTGCTCAACACAACTGGTTGGTTCACAATCCGAGCCGCTTTGTTCGAGTCAGGCCAACGGGCTGCTGACTGGCTGGCGTAGAACACGGCCTGGCACCCATCGCACTGCGTGTAGGCCGATGACGTGTAGCACTTCAGGCCGCACGTCGGACAAATCAACTCGTTCATCTTCTCAGCCAAGGTCCACCTCCAGCAGCTGAGCGTACGCCGTCGCTACAGCGTCCCACGCTCGCACAAACTCGGCGTCAGCCGTGTCGTCAATCAGTGCAACATTTAGTGCCTGCTCTGCCGCTTGGAAGGCTTCGACCAGTTTCAGTGCCGCGACAGACCGGCGCTGAACATCTCGGTCATGGTAGTCAAATGGGATCGCGTTCAGTAGCTCACTCAGGGTCATCTACTCAGCCTCCGGCTCTAGAGCATCCCAACAACCGTGGGGGTCTCTATGCTCGTGACCGTACAGACCACAACACCCCAAATATGGCGGATCGGCGTACGCCAATTTCACGGGAGTACGCCCGCCCACTTACTCGGCGGTGCCTCCGGGGCGGCCGGCAGCACGATGCGTGCGCGCCCGATGGGATCGAGGCCGAATTTCTCGAAATAGGGCCGGAGCGCCGAGGCGGTCTCGCGCTCGAGTTTCAAGGCGGCGTGAATCCGGCCGCTCTTGGAAATGGGCCGAAACCGGGCTAGTCCTTTCTGCGCGCAGGCCAATTCCAGCGTCGCCTGCAGTTCACAGAGGGCCGCGAAAGCGCCCAGGTCCGCCAGGGTTAAGGTCCCCATCGCCAGGCAGACGGGGGCCAGTCGATCCCAGATCCCACGGGCCTGGGGGGAGAGTGTCGAGGGGGTGACGACTTCCCCGGCCGGGGGCGTCGGCTCCCGCGGATTGAGCCGATCCTTCCGGGATCCGCGGAGAAGCTTCAGCGCCGTGGGCGCCGGGCGAGGCCCGGAATTGCGATTCCCCATAAAACGGCCTGTTTTGCGTCAAATCCTGCGCGACGG